GATGTTCATTTTGAGTTGATAAAGTGCTATCCAAATAGTAAATGCACCTATTATACCCTCAGTATTGTTTTGTAGATGCGTCATTATTTTATTACGCATTACATCAGTCATTGGTCTGCTAGCCACATAATCCATGAAACCATCAACTAAATTGTTTAAATCACCTGATACGATCTTTTTATTTATGTAAGTAGTAAATAGCCCATTAAACGTATTTCTAGCTTGAGGGGCAGTATTCATTAGTTGTTCAACCGCATTGCCGTACTTAGTTATAGCTTTATTTGCTTGATTTACTAATTTAGTGTCTAGCTTGATAGCGGGTGCATTTGGCATTGCACTGGGCACGATTGCTACATCACTGTTGTTCTTTAAATTACCTATAGTACCATGCAGAGTTTGAGCTTGGTCAGTACTCACAGCATCAGCGGGAATTTGTTGATGCACTGCTATCCCAGCCACTTTATCTGTCATTAATTTACCAACATCACTTGCAGGGTCTACAGTATAAGTTATACCATTTGGATTAGCTCTAAATTGATAAACTCCGTTTTTTTCTGCTAGAGGTTGACTGAATAGTAAGTCTCCCCAATAATATCCTTTTGAACCTGAGGATGATTTTTCTAATCCAAGCCATATCTCAGCGATAAGTGAGTGTAGTTGTGATCGGTCTACTCCCCTACTTTGATCATACTGTACAAATTCTTGTGGACTATGCACTAAACGGCCTGAGCCATCTTTTTTGTTAAACATGTGCTTGTCCATGATGCTAAACTTACCATCAGAACCACGACCAAATATTAAAGCAGGATATCCGTCCCATTTAATAGTAACTGTTTTGGGATTCTTAACGGTGGCCACAATAGCATCTACTGCTCGTTTAGCACCAGCGGGGCCCTCTAAAAATATTAAATCTTCAGGGTGATCTAAATGTCCCTTAGCTTCTCTTAGAGGTGTTTTGGTTGCAGACAAATTATCCACAGTATTTCTAAGTCGAGCTAGTGATTCGGTTAGGTTCATTTTAGTAAATTCAATAATTCAGCTTTTTGAGCTGGAGTCAAGGTTCTTGAATATGCGCTTAGTTCATTTTTAAGATCATCATACGATGTAGTAGGTGTCGTGGGTTTGCTGGGTGGGGCAGGTGATGGGGCGGGGGCTGGGGGAGGGACAGGTTGTGGTTTAGGTGATTTGCTAGGTATACCGTATTGTTGTCCAAATGTAGCTTGCCCAGCGGGGCCGCCGGTCTGTCCCATTTGAGCTCCGTATGCTCCTTGTGCCAAGCTGGTCCAAAGAGCGGTGCTAGTATTTTTATCAGTTAAATTTAAAACAGGAACTGGTTTAAATGAAGGTGGCAATGCGATTGGAAGACCTTGGGAAGTTAGCCATTTAGTAAGTGTAGCTTTTGGTACAGAATTCATTTGTATCCCGGCTCTTGATGCATAATACTCAAATGCTTTATATAAATCATTTGCACGTTTACCTACATCACCTTGAGCTTGTGCTTTGGTACTGCCTAACTTGCCCATAACTGCTGATTTTATTCTAGAGCCTATACCTACCGGGGCAGCTTCATTTAGTTCATCAGCATCATTCATTACTACTTCATCTATTCTCATAATTATTCCTTAATTACTTTTTCTTTAGAGATTTTGAAAACTTAGTTTGGTCCCTACTTTTTATAGCACCTAATAACTTTCTCTCTAAGATGGCAGCTTGTTCGGGAGAATAATGACGATTAATCATTTCTATGAGATTAATCGCACTAGTAATAATATTATGCCCACGACTTTCAATCAAGTGAGTAGTATCACGATTGTTGCCGATAGCTTCCAATTCTTCTAATAGGCTGCGAGTTTGTTTTTGCATATAGTAAGATTCCTATTAGTATTTATTCATTTTGGATTAATTATTCTTTAAATGTTTTAACATTGAGTTAAGTTTGGCACCTTCCGCACTTACCGTAACTTTTTTAACAATAGGTTCTAAAATTTCACCTGTCGCTTGGTCTATTACCGATGATGTGGTCTTAAGTCTAGACATAATATCATTGGGACTATCTTGAGGGGGCTTATTAGTATTATAATATGTATTATCACTGTCTGGATCAGGGTCACTAATTCTCATAGTTTCAATATCATACTCTAAATCAATCTTCATGCCCACCCCAGTTGAACTGCGACTTTTCATACATTGAAGCTGATATATTCCCCTCTCGCGCATACTACGACTTGTGAAAATACCAAACACATTATCTGCTGTGTTAATCTTACTAATGCCACCTGCTATATGACTATGATCAAACTCAATCTCATCAACTGCACTACGATTCAACTGACTGGCAGTAACCATGAGAATTCCCAACTCTTTTGATAAGTTACGCAATTCTTCCGCTACATACTTGTCTTTAATAAACTGGTCATTTGGATTAACTTTAACACTTACTGGCATAACTAAATCTAAGTAATCAACCATAACAAAATCAATTTTAATTCCAGTTTGTATCTGAACTTCTTTTAAATAAGCCCTGATATCATTTACATTACTTTGCGCTGGCAAACCCTTAACACGATATTTACCATATTTTTTACCAGCCATTTTAACTCGTAACTCGGTTGTGTCGATGTCTTTACGAATTGCTTTTGTTCCCATTTGAGTTAACATAGCATCTGTTCTTAATGAAGTTAGTTCTTCACTCAATTCTAGCGTGATGTAAACTCCACTTAACCCCATGTGTAACCAACTTAGTGCAATGTTCATCATAACCAATGACTTACCTGAACCTGAGCCACCTGCAAAGATATTCAATTCACCTCGGCTGAACCCACCATACAAGATTTTATCCATTTGTGGCCAACCAGTAGATACTTGTCCACCACTATTAAAATACTTATTGATCCGACCTTTAGGGTCAGCAAAGTAATCTGTACCCATGTCTTTCTGTAAACTGATTTGCACCGCGTCTTTAATTAATTTCTCTACTGGATCGTATTCACCTTTTTCCAATAAATCTGCACTTTTTAGAATTGCTCTTTCTAATTCTTGTCTGCGAGTAAACGCTTCAAATTCATCAAAGAACCATTCATAATGTCCTTCAGTTAGCTCTGGTACTAATTCAAGTTCTACCCCAGTTGTAACTTGTATCTGTGTTGGGTCTGGCATTACACTATACTTGTTAGTATGCTCTATCAAAAATTCTACAACAGGTTTAAGTGTTTTATCAAAATTATCACCGTTTATGATGTTGGCTACGCGAGTAAATAACTCGGCATTTGTTACCATCATACGCAAAAATAGCTTTTGTACTTCAAAATTATAATCCTTTAGCAATCTTTTTTCTCCTCATTTCAATTTTTATCTTACTCATCGTCGCGCTTTCTAATATACTTAGTAGTGTAGGTAGTCGACCATACTTAACTACTGCATCATTTACATCTTTTATATCTTCACTCCAATTAGGCATACTTACGCTGTAGCCCAAATCTAATACTTTATCACACAATGCAAGACCAGTCTTATCTCTGTCTGGTACGAAAATAATTTGTCTATTTAAATTAGCTAATAATGATGCCTGTCCCTCATTGATATCATTGTGCATCAGCGCACAAGCATTTAAACTAAGTGCGTCAAATATACCCTCAACCAAAATACACACACTATAATCAGAACGCTGAAAATCTATACCAAAGACATATCCAGGTTGTTGTTCGTTGATATATTTGGGCAGATTTGAATCTAAAAATCTACTGGTATGCCCAACTATCTTATCTTTATAAGTGTAGGGTATGATAATTCTATTGCTGTATCTTCCAGGCAAATTAGGAGTCACAAAGAATGGGTAATCACTTGGGTTTATTCCTCGTGAATTCAAATACTTAACAAAAGTATTATGTCTAGGGTTTTTTGGATCAACAAGTTCACTATCTGGTAATTTATGATCGGCAAACTTTATTTTGGTTCTTGAGCGTTTGGTTGTAGTAAAATCAAGCAAGTCCTTTTGCTGCAAGCTTTCCAAGTTCCAACGCTGTATTTGCTGTTCATCTACACCAGACCATACCAATAATTGTCTTGTTTTATAATGTATGCTTCTGCCCAATATAAAACTGCAACTATACTTACAGTTAAAACAGTGCATTGTCCAATTAGTTTGCCCATCAAATTTGATTCCGCCGCGCTGCCTACGGTCTGCACGATGCCCTCGGTGATGGCAACACACAGCATTAAAGCTGTGCCAGCCACTACCTGACATCTTTTTCTTACCGGGAATAATAGACAATATGTCAAACATTTATATAGTATAGCATATTTTAGCTACACTTGCAACAAGTTTGGTATTAGCGTGACCAAATATTTGTTACTACTCCTGCATTGCTTGCAAACTGCATTCTAATATAGGGATGATATCCTCGAACTGTATACCCAACTGTATCTGTTACGTTAGCATAAGAATAAACTGGACTTGCTGGGTACCAATCACCATCAACAATTGTAGAGCCCTCTATTACTACATTACCATTAAATCGTTCATATGAAGCTTGTAGCGATACTACAGGTATTCCATCAGTATTAATAACGCTGGTGTGATAAATGATATTATTTGCATTACCATAGTAGTTTCCAAACTGATCTAAGTATGTTGTATTGGGAAAGGCTTGTCCTGTTGGGATAGTAATTTGCATAGAAGGAATAAAGGAAGGTAATACAGAATTTACAATATTCATTTCGCCGCGAGCGCCTGCATTTTGATCTACGAAGACTGGTAAAGCACTACCTGCAACCGAAATTTCAAGCGAGTAATAACATTTTTGTACTTCAATATCAGCCAAATCAGCAATGGACAGATATAAAGAAGCGATTCCATTAGCAGGGAAATCTACTGAAGAATCTAAAGTTAAAGACTTAGACAGTAACAGCATACTACCCTCATAGTTGATAATTCTGCAAGTAATGACTTTACCTGTGATATCAACAGGTTTCTGCTGCTGATTCAAAAATTGAAATTGAATTTGGTTATCGACACCTTTGTGCAGGGTCAATGGTTTGGCGTATTGAGGCATATATGATCTCGCTGAAAATCCAGATAAAAGCACAACAATGTTGCGCTGCGTATAAAGGAAAACTTGGGTTGAGTACACAAAAAAACTCCTATATTTTATTTATCAATAAAAATGATACCGTTAACCATAATATCAAAATAATTTGGTTAAATATACGGTGATAAATATCGCATAAGATGAAATTAAACGATGACGCAACCAGATTTTTTTAAGAAGTTAAGCGAAACACATCCATTTATTACCATTTGCCATTATGCTAATCAAGACTTTGTAGGCATAGTTCAAAATCGTGATGATGTCGTTACCACTATATATGACTATGGTGCTATTGTAGATAGTGATATTAAAGAAAGATTCTTAGAATTAGGTGAAATATGGTGGTGGGAAAGCAATAGATT